TTGTCATCGCGAAGAAAGGCGTCAACGTCGTGGAGGTGAGCCTGTGTCATCGCGATCCAGGTGATGGCCATGGAAACGAGGGTATTCCGGATTGAAGTGTCAGCCTCCCCGGACTTCGTTGTGCCGACGCCCATGGCGAATGGTTTCATGCCAGGGAAAACGCCGGTAACGTTGAAGGAATCGTGGAGGCGACTGTGGACATTCTCGCCCGGGAAAAGGTGCTCAAAAAGAGCCTCCTCAATCTGGGCAGTCCAAATGGACCCGGAGGCGTCGCAGTTCGAGAAGTCGGACTGGCCGACAACATAAGGCTGCGAGTCGCCAGGGTGTCCCACGTTGAGACGGTGCGCGCGTTCATGCAGGCCAACGGACAACCGGCTGATGCCCTCCGGATCACGAAAGGCGTAGCCAGGCACGGTCGCCTTGAGAGCGTCCGTGGCGGCGTGAACGTAACGCAAAAGCCCGACGTTGTGGTCCGCAGGGACCGTCGAGATGCAGCGGGGCGGGCGGCCCTGGATGTAGCCCTCCGTTTTAAGAAAGGCAGACACCAAGACGCGCTTGCCACGCGTCCGGCGGTCGTCGCCACGGCGCACCGAGTCCCAGTGGTCCAAGGACTGATTGATGGCACGCTGTTGAGATGGGCGAGACATGCGCCGGATAACATCATCGACATCGACTGGGACCAAGCGCGTGGCTCCCGCCAGAACATGCCGAGCGAGGAGGCGCACAAACGCCTCGCTGAGCGCGAGCACGGGGCGGGGCGGCGTGGCCGGATTGAACCGGCCCTGCACACGATCGCCGACCGATGAGACATAGTTCGACAAATTTCGCGCCGGCACCAAAGCCGGTGGGACCGGGGCGTCAAACAGGGTGACGACTGGGGCGCGAAGATTGGACGTAGTCAAATCGAAATCAGCGAAGGCCACAGTGTACGACACATCAACCAAGGCGGACCGCCGAATGGGCGGGGCGAGGCAATGCTGTCGCGCACGAGCGTAAAGCACCAACCGAGTCTCAAGGCGACGCTGTTCGAGGGGATCGCTGCCGCTGAGCAAGACTGAGACAGTGGGGATCTTGGCCGCGGCACTGTCACGGTCGTTGAGCTGCATCGCGCGACGGGCGGCCATGTTGAGAACGTGGAGCGCAACAACGTCGCACGAAGGCGAATCCGCGTCGAAAAAGGCGACGTGGTCTCCGGCCTCATCTGAGTAATGCCGCAATCCCTGAGCGGGGACGGCACCGTCGCGGCACGCGAAAAACTCCACGGCACGCGAAAAGAGAGGCGCGGCACCGGAAAAATCGCCGGCGAAGCGAGAGACAGGTCCAACGAACTCGATGATGCGCAAGGCGAAATGGTTCCCGCGAAGGACAGTCTGATGGCAAAGGATGTCGACCGCGTCGTTCCAAGGAACAAGAGCCGTGCGCAAATCGCTGAAAGCGTAAGGCGGCTCAACGAACTCGGAACCGGCCACAAAGACACGCCGCGTCCCATCCTCTCCGGTCGTCCACCGCGCCCCGACCGCAATGGCCCCGGGGCGTGGGTCGTTGAGAGTGAGGTAAGCGACGGTCTGGCCCACCCGGTGTTCAAACGTCGGGCGGGCGTCAAGCCAAGG